CCTGCTGCCTGTCCAACACCTGCACCTACTGCTTGAGTAGCATCTTCACCACTAGCAATACCTGATGCAATACGAGTAATACCACCAACAGCAGCAATACCCTTCTGTGCACCAGGTTTCATTAACTTCCCACCAATATTCTTACCTCTCTGCAATTTGGTAGGATTACTATTTCTTTGATTAAACTTAGCACCAACTCTCTTTGCCTGGTCATTCTTACCCTGTGCTCTTAACTTCTTCTGTTGTCTCTCAACTGACTTCTTCTGTGCTTTATATTCCTCTTCTGTGTATATCTTACCTGTTTCCTTATCCTTATAACCAAACTTACGCCATTGTTCTTGCTTCTTCCATGTAACCTCTGCATCATCGGTCTTCTTGAAAAGACCCATTAATTTCTTACCGTCAGTAAATAATTTTAGAGGATTTAACAGGTATCTCAACCCTGCTAAACCTGCCATCAACTGAAAGAATCCGAATACTCTACTGAATCCTTTCTTAATGCCTGTATCATTAGTACCAAATAACTTGGTAAGTCCACCAGCTATCAAACCAACGACACCGCCAGCTAACCAGAATACAAACTTACCTATCGATACAAATAACTGAAATACCTTCTGTGCTTTCTTTACGTTCTCTGGATCTGTCAACCATTTAAAAAGACCCATCTTCACCATGAAGGTAAAAATAGGTGTCAGGAAACCACCTAACGTCTTAAAGAAGCTCATACCTGTCTTCTTTAGTTCCTTGCTAGGTCCATCTTTCTCTTTCTTTCCTTCAGGATCTGCTTTCTCTTCAGATTCTTTCTCCTTCTTATTCCTCTTCTCCAACTTAAACATATTCTTGAAGCTCTTAGTCCACTTCGAGAATACACCCTCCTTTTCCTTATCCTCCTTCTTTACATCCGTTGATTCAACCTTATATGTCTTTCTTAAATATTCTCTCTCAAACTGTATAAGTTTGTGTGTCTCTATATTATTCTTAGCAATACTTTCAGATACTATGCCAGTACGATTGATACCCTTCCGAATCTGATTAAAAGATCCAGAAAATGCACCATCATCCTTGATGGGTTTTATCTTGACATAACTCTTGATTGCCATTTACAGGGACATCTTGTTTTCTTCTTGTTTCTGCCTTCTTTCTTCCTCTGCTATATGAGCGATAAGAAGGTTCACATATACATCACGTTCCCAAGGTATCATATTTTCCAACTCTGTTAAAGAGTATTTGTGGTGCTGCATTAATGCGAAGTTGGTCTTGTAGTAGTTCTCAAGACTGTCATGCATTAACGCTACTCGAAAAAACTTGCTAGTCCCTCCAGTACCAGAGGACTCTCAACTTTTGTCTTAGGATTCTTCACCTTAATAGTATGAGATAGTTTAGGCATTGTTTCAAAGAATTTTTGAACCTGCTGAAACTGTTCTGCATTCAAATTCTCAAGGAACTCAAGTGCTTCTGCTTTCGTGAAGGAATCATATACTTCTTCTTTATCAAACACCTGACCTATACAACTAGCAGCTAATTCAAAGATATCTTCAATATCAGGATTCTCAGAGAGGTTTTGCTTAATGAATACATCCAATGAAGGATACTTCATAACTACACCTACATTCTCATCTAACTGAATTTTGGCATTGTGTTCCTTAGGGATCTCAACACCCACGTCACCAAGTGGTACTGAGACTTTAACCTCAGTCTTCTCATCATCTGGACAAATTACTTTGAACTCACTTACTTCACCAACAGCAACAGCCCTGATCTTGAGGAAAATATATTCAATCTCGAAAGTAGCGAGATCTTCAACCTTAGTCTTTAGGTTAGTGCAGTTTTTAATAATAGTCTTCACTGCTTTGATCATCTGCTTGTTGTCTTGCGACTCCATAGCGAGATAAAGCAACTTCTCTTCCTTAACTAGGAATGGTCTATATGATATTTTAGTGCCTGTTACAGGCAGGGTCGCTTCATACTCAGGTATGGATAACTTAGGTAATGGCATAACGATTGCATTATTATAGTTCTATTTAGACACCAAACTGAGCTGCATCTTGCTGCTTAGATGAAATTCCGACTGAACTGACACCTTCAGTAGCAGAGTTAATATATCTATCTGGTGCATTTGGTCCCATAGTGTCTGCACCTACTTGATCGAATCTATATCTTTCAAACTTAAACTTAGTACTAAACTTAACTAGATTGGTAGGACCATTCTGGAATGTCATACCTGCCATATCATAGGGCCATGCTGCAAAGAATTGCCATACACCTGTTACAGCATTCATTCTCTGCTGATATACTTGCCCTATGTCGGTAATTCCTTCCCAATTAACAGGAGATCCTACTTCCCACTTAGTTATCATAATATTAGTAGTATATTCATCATATAATGTAGATCTATTCTCCATGTCTGGTGCAGCATAGTTCATCCACTGCTCAAAGAATTGACGATGCCACATCTGTTTATCTGATAAGAATGTAATATCTAACTCACCATTCTGTTGTCCTCTTGCCATTGAGTATGCAGCACCTTGCCATCCAGCAGCTACCTGTGTATCCTGTATCCTCTTACCAGGTATACTAACCTGATCAGCAAGATAATTGTTCGACATGAAAGCATCCCTTCTATCTTTGTTAACAAAGTTTGAATTTGCTAAAAGACAGGTAGGAAGATAAACTTTAACACCATAGAGATTCGATCTGGAAGGTTCTTTCTTTCCAGAAACTATCAGATCCTTAAAAATCTCAAAACTATTGGCACTCATTTGAGTCTACTCCAGATTATGCTACTTGGCACTTCCATTGTTCTACCTAGACCTGCTGGTCTAATAACAAACTGTTCTACTGGAAGTGGTGTCATATCACGCATTTCATCTTGAGGTACATTATAAGCTCTAGTTACACTAGACATAAAGTATTTATGATAGCAACGCATAGGATACGATATACTACCTGATGCCCATGCAGATGCAACACCCCTTCGGACATTAGGTCTTAGATAGTGCATATTCCCGCCAGAGAATTGCATCTTCTGATAATCTACATCTGTGATTAATACCATAGGAAAGGTATCCCAGAATTTCAGATTAGGTGTCTGTGCTGAATAATTGAAAAATATAATATCACCCACAGTGAAACCACCAGTATAATCCTCCAGTCCATATTGGAGTTGTTCTCTATACCACTGTTTAGACTGTTTGACTCCTCCTGCTAAGTCTTTGACATCTGTGAAGATACTCATACGTTTAAGTGTTTCTCTGTGAGTATAATAAATTGAAATCCTTTATGAGCACAGAATTGTCTAGCTGCCCTCCACTTAGCACTATTTACATTCCAATTCTTCACTTCATTTATAAAGGTCCGAGCCTTCTGCGATTTACGTTTAGGGGGTTTAGTTTGTGCAGCTGGTTTAATTTCAATGATCGATTTGGCGATTCTTCCATCCTTGGTTCTCGCTCTGACATAAAAATCAGGATAATAACGGTGAGTCCGATTATCCAAGGGAGACTTATAAGGTATAATAATTTCTTCACTGCCCCATTCCAATACGTTTGCATTACGATCACACCAATGCATAAATTTCTTTTCCCACAAACTCCTATAAATAATATTGGTATGATCACCTTTATACTTATGCTTGTTTGATGGTCGGTAGTATCCCTTATATCCCATGTCAAGTGCACCACTAGTATTTCCTAAGGCTAAACCCATAGGAGTTAACTCATCATCCAGTCGAGAAGCGATTACTAGTGAATCAGCGTTCCCTACTAAAGTCATTGATTATCTTAAATTTGATGTTTTCGATCAGAAAACAGATACAATGAAAGATAGTATATACTTATATTTACCCAAGAACTTAGTTGAAGGTCATAGAGCGAAATGGGATAGTGTTAGTTTAGGACCAGCAGGTAAAGCATTAGTAGATGCAGCAGCAGATGTTATTAATAGTGGTGGTGATGTAACTGGTGATGCAGTAGGTGAATCAATTAAAAAAGCAGCAGAAGCTGCAATGCCACAATTAGGATATAAGGCAGCTGCTGATGTTATTAATACTGCTATTAGTGCAACTGGTGGACAGGGTGGTTTAAGTAGAGATCAGTTAACATCTATCACTGGTAAGAAGATATTCAACCCATATGCAGAAGCAGTATATGGAGGACAAGAAGGATTTAGATCTCACTCATGGGATTGGCAATTAGTACCAAAGAGTGCTGATGATGTAATGACCATATATGAGATTATAAAAAAATTAAGATTATACTCACTTCCTGGCAAAGGTAATAACAATTGGTTAACAATTCCAGAATATTTCCGTGCCACTCATGTTAGGTATGTTGATAGAGGTGGTGGAAATGAATCCATCAATAATCCTGAAACTGGTGGTTCACCTGGACTACTAAGTGCCATAATGCAGTTCCCTACTAAAATGGTGCTTAAAGCTATGACAGTGAATATGTCTGACTATTCATCATTGAAGTCAACAATGCCTGGTCAACAATATGGTGATTTTGGTGCTATGAATTATGGTTTAAAACTAGACTTCATGGAAACTGCATTCCTCACCAAAGAAACATATCAACCAATACCAAACGCAGTGCCTAGACAAGCCGCCAGTCAAGATAATTATACACAAGACCAACAGCAGTGGATGGATATGATCACTGATATGTTGGGTGACTTTGGACCAACCTACCAGTCATCTAATACAGCATAATGGCATATTTTACTCATTTACCTGATGTCTATGTAAGGACATCTAGTTATCGGCAAAATAATGTCGATCCATTTACCCTTGCGAAGAATATCTTCAGAAGGATCAAAATACGGGAGAACCTAGATGACATCATTTTAGGATTTGACCAATATACTGTGAAAAACAACCAAAGACCAGATCAGGTTGCTTTGGACATATATGGTAATATGCAATATGACTGGGTTGTGCTACTTGTTAATAATATCATTAATGTGTATGAAGAGTGGCCCATGTCCGAAGATGAGCTAGAAAGGTATATTGACAGCACATATGAAGAGGATGCTGATTCTATCCATCACTGGGTTACCCAAAGAATCACAGATTTGAGAGGACGCATATTAGTGAAGGAAGACCGTATAGTACCAGAAAGCTATACCTACACAAGACCTGATGGTACTGTTATTGCGAAAGAGGAGACTGTTAGACCTGTATCTGTCTATGATCACGAAGCATCCAAAAATGACCAAAAACGCAATATTTACCTTTTACGAAAAGAGTATGTAACAGCGTTTGTTGAAGAATTTAGCACTTTATGTGATTATCTTCCAAATAGCGAAATTGACATAGAACAAGGAATTAAGAAATCTAAGAATACTGTCCAAGAGCAATTTATTACCGTTAAACCAACATATAACACAAATATCGGTCAGACCAGTTCTATCGATTTTGCGTCTGAAGCGGATTACTCATCTAGGACATTTGACACTTCTGGAGAGACTATAAGTGAAGGTGATGTTTTATCAGATGGTAGTACTGTAGTTACCACTGGTGCAGCAGGTGTTAGTAGTACTATAAACGAAACAAGTAACCAATACGGAAGTTCTTAAAAAACCTCCAGGGCAAAAAAATACCCCCGATTTTTACGGGGGTTTTTCTTGTTCAAAAATCGAAATAATATAGAGACTTAGCGTCTGCACCTTTCCCACTCGATTACATCACGATGCTCATAATATCCTGGTATCCAGGTGTTAGTACGACCTAGGTAGTGACCAGGCACCCAATACTTCTTAGTAATGACCACCTCACACCTTCTCCGTCTAGGACGGTGGTGATGATCATAGTGCCAATCCTGCCATTGAGGATTAGGTCTATGAGCATGACCATAATGGTAAGACTCCTGAAAGGGCTCCCAGAATTCCTTCCAAGTTAATGCTTCTGCCTTTACTGGTGTAGCAAATAGTAGAAGTGGGAGTCCAAGCAGTAGTCTCTTCATTAGTCCTCGTTAGCTAAAGATGCGAAATAAGATAAATCTGGTGAATCACCTGACTCTCTTTCCTTTATCTTAGCACCAAACCCACTCTTTGCGGGTGTTTCTGGGTCCGCTTTGACAACTGGACTAGTAAGAGGTGCTAGTTGCTCATCTTCTTCATTAGATCTCACTACAGGTCTTGAAGACTTGTTGAGAACTACATTCAGACGTGCTGATAACTCCTCATAAGACTTGAAGTTCTTAAGGTCAGTAAACTCACTAAGAGAATGCTGAGACTTCCAGACTGCTTCAAGAGCATCATCTTCCAATCCACCTAACACAGATGGTGAGTCAAAC